GGCCAACCTCATCGCCTCCGGCCTCTATTCCGACGGCACCGGCTACGGTGGCAAGGAAATCACCGGCCTGAACCTCCAAGTGCCGATCAACCCCGCTACCGGCTCGCCGGGCGGCATCGACCGTGCCACGTGGAACTTCTGGCGCTCCAAGGCGTTCGACTTCACCACCAACGGCGGCGCGGCTGTCACCTCTGCCAACATCCAGACCTACATGAACACCCTGTGGGGACAACTGGTTCGCGGCAATGATCGTCCCGACCTCGTCATCGTGGACTCGGTGTTGTGGGGCCTGTACATGAACAGCCTGCAGGCCATCCAGCGTTTCACTTCCAGCGACTCGGCCAACCTCGGCTTCGTGACCACGAAGTTCATGGACGCGGACGTGGTGCTCGACGGCGGTATCGGCGGCTTCTGCCCCGCTTCCACCGGCTTCATGTTGAACACCAAGTACCTGTTCTACCGTCCGCACGCTCAACGTGACATGGTCCCCCTGTCGCCGGGCAAGCGGTACTCGGTCAATCAGGACGCCGAAGTGCAGATTCTGGCATGGGCTGGCAACCTGACCTCCTCTGGCCTGCAGTTCCAAGGCCGCATGAACGACTAACTGGGTTTGGGGGCGCTGTCCCGGCCCCCGTTTCTCTTGGAAGGAGAAAATCATGGCAGGAGTAGCAGGCGCAGTAGTTGGCCTCACCAGTGGCGCTCAACCGAACATCGCAGCGGCGCAAGCCCTGACCGATGGTGCGGCGGTGTCCAAGGGTTGTCGCACCAACTTCATCGGCTTCGGCAAGGGCATGGAGAATCAAGTTCAATCCATGACGGACGGTACGCCGATTGAAGACTTCAATGCAACCGACGACACCGTGCAGGAAGCGAACAGCGGCGCACAACTGTTCGCACCGACCTACACGACCGACGTGTTGTCTTGGGTGGATACCACCCCGTAATGCTGCCCGGACGCCGCGCAGATAACGGCTCCATCTTCGTGGTTCAAGGCCCGGCTCCGGTCGGTGCTTTGATGGAGGGTGGTATCGCCGTCACACCCCTCGGGGCCATCTATATCAGCGAGTTGGCGACGTCCTTCTCGCCTATCGACCTGTTCCAGAACAACGAGCAAGGCGCATGGTACGACCCGTCCGACCTCCCCACGATGTTCCAAGACGCCGCAGGCACTACGCCGGTCACGGCGGACGGTCAGCCGGTTGGGTTGATTCTGGACAAGAGCAAGGGGCTGGTTCTAGGTGCGGAGCAGATTACTGCCCAAGCAGATCGTGACTTCAGCAGCGATACTGGGTGGTGGTCTAAGGGAGCAGGCGCGACGATCTCTGGTGGAGTTGTCAACGTCAACATTGCTGTTGATGATTACCCGATATACAGGTTTAACTTCCCGCTGCAAGCTGGATACTACGAGATGACCTACACCCTGACGGTCGCGTCGGGGTCAATCAACGCTCAGATTTCAACTAATAATTATGGTATTGGTCCAGCCAGAACAGCGTCGGGAACATATACAGATCGTCTTTACGCCATCGGCAGCAATTCCACCACAGGATTCCGTACATTTGGCCCATTTGTTGGAACAATCGACAATGTTTCGATCAGGTTGGTAGAAGGAAACCCCGCCTCCCAAGACACAGCCGCCAAGCGTCCCCTGTACAAGACCTCTGGCTTGGCTAAGTACAACGACTATGACGTTGTAGATGACGTGCTGAACACCACATTCCCGTCGTCGCTTGGTTCGGCTTGCACCGTCGCAAAGGCAGTTGTTGGTGGAAGCCCGACGATTCTCACGGGGCAGACAATCGGCACGAGTTGGGCGGAATCAACTGACAATGCTGGCGTGGTGATTGTGAATCGCGCATTGACTCCGCAAGAGACAACCGATCTGACGGCATGGCTGACCGCTAAGGGAGCAACAACATGAGCAATTTCTCAGCTTCAATCCCCGTCGCCGATATGGCAGCGGCAAACGCCTTCCTAGAAGGTACGGACGGCAATCCACTAAACACAAATAAGTTTGGTCCAAACAACTTCTCTGTACCGGCCTATGGCGGCCCCTCCCCGACGGTTGGACTGCTCCACGCTTGGGGCGATCCGGCGTTCGAGGCAGCGGTCGCAGCAATCCCCAACGTGGAGATCGTGCAGGCTGGCGACCCAGTCGAGGCAACCGCTGAAGCAGCGGAAATCCTCGGCGCGACGTTCTGGACGAACGCCCTGCCGCTGACCGGCAACGTGGTCCCCGGCCTCTACGTCGATGGTGAAAACGTGCTGTGGTGGGTCATCCAGCCTTACAACACAGTCACATACCCCGATCCTTATGTGATCCCGGCGCTGGTTCGTCAGGCCAAGGTGCCCGGCGAAGTGCTGCCGTGGGTCCAGCCGATCGACCAGTACGACGCCTACAAGCTGCAGAACGCCTTCACCGGCGAGCCTGACCAATGCACCCACAACGGGAGCACGTGGCAGGTGTCACAGGCGGACGGTGCCGGCAACAATGTCTGGGAGCCGGGTGTGTTCGGCTGGACGGTAGTTCCATGAAATACGTGAATGGGTTCAAGGTTGATGATGACGGCACGCTGCAAGTTGGCCCACCGCCGATCACTCACTATGTGATGGGCCTGCCGTTCAATGCCAGCGAGGGTCTGGTCATCCAGTTGAATCAACCTGAGTCGCTGGGTGATGTTTATGTGGGAGGTGTTCGTGTCGGTCCTCTGGGCGGCGTCTATGCAATAGATGAAACGCCCTCCACCGACATCCCACCCGTCAATACCGTCTTGCCTGACACCACAGGCGATGCGAAAGTCGGCGCGACCCTGACGACCACGCAAGGCACATGGACCGGCACTGCGCCGATCACCTACGCCTACCAGTGGTACAGCGGGATCAACTTTATTGTCGGCGCGACGAACAGTACCTACGTGGTGCAGGCTAGCGACCTCGGCAACGCGGTCATCTGCCGGGTGACCGCGACCAATGCTGCCGGCGGCGCAACAGCGACCGGTCCCGGCATCCGTATCGTGTCTGCCCGCTACAACTACTTGACCAACGCAGGTGTTCCGGCAACGGGCTTTGTCGTCGCAGGAAGTGTCAGCGCACCCAATCAGGTTCGTATCAATGAGACTGACAGGGATGGCGTCAATCACGCTGGTCCGCTCTCCAGAATGCGGATTGGCGACAGCATCTTCGTCGGAACACAAGAAGGCATCATCGCACTGGAACCCATTGACGTGGGCGACTATTTCATCTTCGACATGGTGTCATGGCCTGCACTGACCGATGGACCCTATGACGTAACACTTGGCTTTAATTAACGGGAAGAAAATGACCACGGAAGACCTGTTCGAGTTGCTGCTGAAGCGCCTTGACCGGCAAGACTTGATGAATGACAGCCTGCACCAAATGATTAAGCAAATGGACGGAAAACTTACTGTTCATATCAATGAGGGGGAGGAACTTCGGGTTACTATCGAAGAAATGTCCGATATGTGGAAACGGTCTAAAGTTGTGTCATGGTTCATCACAAAGGTCGCCACGTTCGTCGCGGTCGGCACGGCAATTGTTACTTGGGCGCGTGACCACATCAGATGATTGACCACAACCAGACCCTGAAGAATCAGAATGTCCAGGCGTTCCTAGCACTGATTCGCCATACCGAAGGCGCCGACTACGGAACCTTGTTTGGCGGTGGGCGCTTCGATCAGTTCGAAGACCACCCGCGTATTCCGATTACGCGCACACTAGGCGGCAAGCCGATTACTTCGACGGCGGCGGGCGCCTATCAGTTTTTGAGCCGCACCTGGGACGAATGCGCAAAGGCGCTCGATCTGCCTGACTTCACGCCGGCCAATCAGGATCGGGCGGCGCTTTACTTGATCGAACGCCGCCGCGCCCTGCCTGCCGTGCTTGAGGGCGATTGGGTAACGGCCATTGAGCGATGCAACCGCGAATGGGCGAGCCTGCCGGGCAGCCCTTACGGCCAGCCGACGAAATCAATGGCTAAGTGCCTCGCGTTTCTCGACAACCTCATCCCTGACAGCCCCGGAGGTAGCGGCCAGCCAGCCGCCCCCTTTCCGGAAACCGTCGCCACCCCCACCGGAGAAACCCTCATGGCTCCATTCATTGCAGCAGCTATTCCAGCGTTTTTACAGGCCGCGCCCGCCCTGATTCGCATCTTCGGCAACGGCGAACAAGCCGAAAAGAACGCCAAGGCCGCCGAGACTGTTGCAGCCATCGCCAAGGAAGTGACCGGCGAAACCAGTATTGAAGGTGCTGTCAATGCGATCTCGACGAACCCGGTGATGGCGCAAACATTCAATCAAGCGGTTGAGGAAAAGTGGTATGTGCTGACTGGCGAAGCGGGCGGTGGCGGCATCGCCGGAGCGCGCAAATATGACAGCGCAATGCAATCTGGCGGCAAACCATGGCTGTCACCGGCCCTGTGGGTATCGTTGCTACTCTTGCCGCTAGTTTATTTAGTTGTGATTGCGGTGATGTTCGGCGAAGGCTGGACGAATGATATTCGAGCAATGGTTGTTAGCTCGATCATCAGCCTAGTGCTCGGAAGTGTTACAGGCTTCTTCCTTGGCACAAGCTACGGTAGCCAGCGCAAGACTGATCTTTTGGTCGAGCGGTGATATGTTCGACGGTATCATGCTCAATTGCTGGGGTAACCTCGCATTTTGAATACTCTGATCGGGTAGGTATGCCCCGTTTCCCAAGCATACCACGACAAATAAGGATAAATGTCATGAACGATTTTCAAACGTACGACGAGGCACAGAGTCAGGCGAACCAGTCCCGGTTTGCTATGGACTCGAAGCTCTACGTCACCTTCTACGTCCGTCCCATCAAGAACGCATTCCGTTCGGAACAGGAAGGCCGTCCCATCTTCGAAGAGCGGGAATACATCAAGATCATCGTTCCTGGCGACTCCAAAACCACTGTCGATTGCCCTGTCACTGACGAGTTCCGTGGCCGGTTCGAGAAGCAGTACGAGAAGTTCAAGAAGGGTCTCGCTCAAGCCGTCGAAGGTACTCCGCTGGAGATGTGGCCGCAGATGACTGTCGGACTGTGTGCCGAACTCAAGGCCATGAACATCTCGACCGTCGACCAGTTGGCTGCGCTGGATGACAGCAAAGCCCAAAAGATCATGGGTTCTCATGAGTTGCGCCGCAAGGCCCAGTTGTTCCTGTCTGCCGCCAAGGGTGAAGCGGAGAACAACAAGATCACTGCGGAACTCCAGAAGCGGGATGACGAGATTGCCCTGCTGAAGATGCAGATGCAGCAACTCTTCGACTCCCAAAAGCCAAAGGCAAAGGCGGCATAAATCATGGAAGGTAACGCGCTCCAAATCGCAAGACAGGCAGCAATGGAGTTGGGTCTCCCTGCTCCGAAGGAACTCGTTACCTCGTCCGAAGCCACCTCGATTCAACTCCTCGGGCTGATGCAGGCTGCCGGCAACGAACTGGTGATGGCGTTCGACTGGGAGTTCCTGACCAAGACGCACATCATCACCTCTGTTGCGGGTGTCGGGCAGTACCCTGCACCACCCGACTTTGGGCGGATGCTGAACCAGACGCTGTGGGATTACGGTAACCGCCGGCCAGCTTACGGGCCAGTGTCGCCACAAGGCTGGCAGGTGCTGACCAACGCGTTGATCTCGGTCGGCCCATTCGCCCGCTATCGCATCGCACGTGGTTTGACTGAGTTCCTACCGGTGCCACAGGGTGACGGGCATATCTTTGATTTCCAGTACATCAGCGACGGATGGGTGAAGTCCGCCCAGCAGCCTTCTGCCCATCAAGCATTCATCCTGAACGACCTCGACATAGTGACGTTCGACTTCTGGCTGATGGTCAAATTCCTGAAACTGAAGATGTGGCAGGCGAAGGGGCTGGACACCAGCAACTACGTCGCCGACTTCACCAGGGTGTTTGACGCTTGCACAGGGCAGGATCACGGTGCTCCGGTACTTGGCCTTGCCAACACCTTTAAGACCCCGTGGCTGACCATGTACAACGTGCCTGACGGCAACTGGAACACGGGAGCACCATGAGCGCCCCATCGGCTTCCGCGCAGCGCAGCTACTCCAAGACGGTCACTGCACCGATTGGTGGGCTGAATGCGTTCAATCCTATTTCGAATATGCCGGAGAGTGACGCGCTTGTACTGCGGAACTTCTTCCCCGAGCCATTTGGCGTCCGGGTGCGGAAAGGCTACCGCGAACACGCAATTGGGCTGGATGGTGAAGTCTGCACCCTGATGCGCTACAACGGCATCGACGGCAGCACAACCCTGTTTGCCGTGGATCAGACGCAGGTGATGGATGTCACCACACCTGGTGACTACTCCGCTGCTATCCCATTGTGCGCTTCCACGAACCCGTGGTGGCAATTCACCAACTCAGCCAACCCAGCCGGCACGCACCTCATCGCGTTCAACGGCACGGATGACGGCATCTGGTGGGATGGCACCGATCTGGTTCGCCTGACTGCCGGCGACGGCATCGCCGAGGGCACGTGGAAGAATATCGATCCGAAGCTGCTGGTCCAGCCGATTGCCCACCAGCACCGCATCTGGGCTGTCGAGAAAAACAGCACCCGCGCTTGGTATCTGCCGCCTGAGCAACTGTTCGGTGTGGCCGAGTTCTTCGACTTCGGCGGCAACTTCAACCGGGGCGGCTACCTGCAAGCACTGACGACCTATACCTATGACTCTGGGTATGGTCCAAACGACTATCTTGCTGCCATCTCTTCAGCAGGCGAAGTGTCGCTCTACAAGGGTCTTGACCCGGCCAATGCCTCCAGTTGGGAACTGATTGGTGTGTTTTACGTGGGTGGCACCTTCACCCGGCGCTGCACGACCAAGTTTGGCGGTGACTTCGCCATGCTGACCCAGTATGGTATGGTCACAATGAACTCGGTCATGTCTCCGGACAACGACTCGGTGCTGAACAACGCGCTGTCTCAGAAGATTCAGTACCTCATCTCCGAGGTCATCACTGAGGGCAGTTATCGCGCCGGCTGGAGCATCAATACCTACGCCGCAGCCAACTTCATGATGATCAATGTGCCGGGTGTCGTCCCGTCACAGACTTTCCAATTAATCTACAACACCTTGACAAAAGCATGGACCGTATTCGAGGGGATGGTGGCGAACTGTTGGATGACTGTTGCCGACTCGCTGCTTTACGGCTCCAGCGGCAAGGTCTATCGCGCATGGGAAGGCACCCTGGACAACGTGTCCTTGGCTGGCACTGATGGTGTCACCATCAATGCCGAGGCACAGCAGGCATTCAGCTACTTCGGTGAGCCGGGCACCAACAAGCACTACAAGATGTTCCGCCCGACCTTCCTGTTCTCTGGCAAGTTCAAGTACCGTGCCGGCGCAAATATGGACTTCGACTTTGCCACCCAACCTGCGCCAGCATCGTTCAACACGTCCAACTTCGGTGTGTGGGATTCGTCCATCTGGGACGGCGGTGACGTCTGGGCTGGTGGCTCTCAGAGTGACAAGCAATGGGTGAGCATCGTCGGCATTGGCTACGCAGCTTCCGTCCGTCTTGGCATCGACACCAGCAGCGACACAGTGTGGGTGTCGACCGACTGGCTGATGGAGAAGGGCGGTGTGGTGTGATCCTCATCAACGACCGCAACAGGGACAAGGAACTCGGTATGTGGATTTCCGAGAAGGTCGATGTGGATTACTTCGATGGAAACCCCTGCTTCGGCACCGAGAAGGATGGCGAACTGATCGGGGCGGTGATGTTCAACAGTTGGAATGGCAGCAATGTCTGCATCCACAACCGTATCGAGCACCCTGCTGCAATCACCCGGGGCCTGCTCAACACCGTGTTCTCCTATGCGTTCAAGCACCTTGGTGCTCGTCGCATCACAGGTGCTGTCGTCGGCAACAACTACAAGGCGATTGCCCTGAACCTGAAACTCGGGTTTGAGTTGGAAGGGGTGTTCAAAAACTTCTTCGCCGGTCCTGATGGAACAGTTACCCACTTCGTCATGTGGCCCGAAAAGTGCAGGTACATAGGTGAAATGTATGGAACTTGAAATCTTCCGTGGCAACGTACCGAACACGACAACACCGTGGGCTTCCCGTAGCGGGATTCTGGAAATGCAGAAGATTTTGGAAGAGTCTCCTGTCAGCACTGGATGGGAGGAACAGTTTCCCCTGACCCATCGCTTTGCAGACAACGTGTATGCGCGGGAAATGTTCATTCCCAGAGACAGCGTAATTGTCGGCAAGATTCATCGCTATGGTCATCTGAACGTGATCACCAAGGGCCACGTGTCGGTGCTGACTGAGTTCGGCGTTGAGGAACTGCGAGCACCCTGCACCTTCATCAGCAAGCCGGGTACGAAGCGCGTAGTCTACGCACATGAAGATACCATTTGGACTACCCTCCACGGGACCAGACATACGGACGTGGATCAGGTGGAAGCGGACATAATCTGCAAGTCGTTCGAGGAGTTCGACCGCCTGCAACTATTGGAGGATAAACCATGACTTGGGGTGCCGTTGCAGGAGCAGGTATCGGAGCAGCAGGTAGCATAATTGGTGGTGGAAAAGCCAGCAAGAAAGCTGCCAGTGCTCAAAAGGACGCGATTAACCAACAGCGGGAAGCGGCTGCGTATCAGCAAATGTGGACGCAGCAGAACCGTGACGCCCAGAACGCGATGAACACCCAGAACGCGGCGACGAACAACGCATCGAACTTGGCAATGGGTGGCGCTGCGAACGACATGTCCCGTGGCAACATGGACTGGGCCAATCAACAGAACATCGCCAACGCCCAGCAGCAACTGGGTATGAACAGGTCGAACCAAGACTACGCGCAGGCGCAGAACTGGGAAAGCCAGTTGAAGGCGCAGGGGCTGAACCAGCAGGCAATCGACAACCAGACCGCCGGCAATCGCCTGAACACGACCAATGCGTTCGGTGGCGGCGTGACGTTCAACCCGGACGGCTCGGTGAGTCAGACCCTCGGTGAAGGCGACCAAGGGCTGATGGACACCTACAACACCAAGGCCAACGAAATCATGGGCGGCATGGGTGGCGGGTTCGACGTCAACGGTGACGTGATGAACGCCTACCGCGCCGTCAATCAGCCGATGGTCGATCAGCAGCGGAATCAGGAGAACGCCCGCCTCGCAGCGATGGGACTGGCCACCGGCTCCGGTACAGCATGGGGCAGCGCACAGGACGCCATCAACCGCAATCAGGTGAACTCCGACCAAAATGCCATCCTGCAAGGCTTTCAAGCCGATCAGGCGTTGCGCCAATCCAACCGTGCCGACCTCGGCGCGATGGGCGGCGTGCGCCAAGGCATCCAGCAGGGGCTGGCACAGCCGGACTACTGGAAGCAGGGCAACTACGCCCAGATCACCGCCCCCTCGCAGCAGGCAGTCAACAGCCAGATCGCCAACGTGAATGGCTGGCAGACCCCGATTCAGTCGGCGCAGATTGCCCAGATTGGTGGAGCGCAGAATCCTAGCCTCGACCCTACTGCCGCACAGAACTTCGGACAGGCATCCGGTCAGGCTGTTCAGAATCAGTGGGGCAGTATCGGGAGTGCTGCTGGTGATGCGACCAGTGCGATCCTTGGCGGGAAGAACAAACAGCAATCTCCGACGCTCGCACAGCAGGGCGCTGCTGATTTTACAAACGGCTGGAATAGCTCGAACTACGGGTGACAGGCATGGAATACGACTTCGAAGACCCCAACTTTGACTTCGCCGGCAACGCGGAGATTATCGCCGCCAAGCTGCGTAAGGCGCGGGAAATGCAGAACATGGAAGCACCGAAGGGTGTATCTGCCCCCGGCGTGTTCGCCATGTCCCAACCGGACATCGGCGGCGCAATCCAGCGCGGCGTCGGTCGTTACGAACAGGCGCAGGCGGAGCAGGCCCGTGGCTCCATGAACACGGAACAGTTGCGCCGGTACGACGAGTTGTCCCGTGGGCTGAACGAGATGAAGCCGATCGACTACAGCAACCCGGACGAGGCGTTGATGGAGAACAGTCGGCGTCAGGCGCTGGCCGGGCAGATGTCAAAGCTCAACTTGCCGATGGCGCAGAAGACCGCGCAGACCTATCTTGACAAGGGCGCGGCATTCCCCGAAACCATCGCACAGTTGAAGATGAAGCAAATCGAGGCGGGTGAGCAGGCGGCGTTGCGCGCACAGGAGAAGTCGCGTTCGGACAGCGAGCGCAATCAACTGTTGATGGCAATTGCTGGCAACAGGCAGGACATCGCACAGGCTGGACTCGACCTGAAGCGCGAAGGTGTGGAAGAGAAGCAGGACACCTCGCGCCAGAAAGCACTCGATGCTGAAAGCGGCTACATCAAGGGCGCGCAGCATCTGGAAGGACTCATCAGCGAACTGCAAGGGACACCGAACCTGAACGCGGCTACCGGCGCAGTCGGTGGGCGCACCCCGTTCTTCTTCAGCCTGACCCCGAACGACAAGTCCACAGCACAGTCGCGTATCAAGAACCTGCAGGAGTTCCTGCAAACCAAGGGGCTTGAAGACCTTCGTCGTGCAGGTGTTGCGCCCGGCTCCGTGACGGAGAAGGAGTGGGCGAAGTTCGCTGCACGTGCCGGCAACATCGACCCGAACCTGTCGGACGAGGCGTTCAACAAGGAAGTCGCCAAGCTGCTCGTCGATGTACAAGGTTCTCTTGTGTCGGCACAGTCCCGCATGGACGCGCTGCCGAAACCCGGTGTCAGGGGACAACAGTCGGGCGCACCGGCTGGCTCACCCGGGGCCGCACCGACCGGTGCTGGAAAAGGTAACATGGTGCATGACCCTGTGAGCAACAAGACCTACGTCAAGGACGCCAACGGAAGGTGGTGGATGCAATGAGAGAAATCACCGATCCTGACTTGCTTGCCCGTCTTGAATCGGGCGAATTGCCGCAACACCCGATGGCGGCGTATGGCAATGCTGTTCGCCACGTCGAGAGTCGTGGCAACCCGAACGCTGTCTCTCGCGCCGGCGCTGTCGGTGCCGACCAGTTCATGCCGGCCACTGCAAAAGCGATGGGGTTGTCCGACCCGCGCGACCCCGTCATGTCGGCTGTTGCCCGCGATTTGTTGCTGGCCGAGAACTATTCCCGGTTCAAAGACCCGACCAAGGCGTTGCAGGCTTACAACGTCGGTCCCGGTGCTGTTGCCAGCGGGCGTCCGTTGCCGAAGGAAACGCAGGAGTACGCGCCGAAGGTTCTGGCTGCGATGGGACAACAGTCGGACCGGACGGAAATTACCGACCCTGAACTGATTGCCCGCTTGGAAGGAATGGGCAAGCCGAAGCAAAAGGAGTCATTGCCACAGGCGAAGGCTGCAGCTACTGGCAAGTCGCTCACCCATCAGGCGGCAGAAGCCACGCTGGAAGAAATGCCTTGGTACGAGAAGGCGCTAGTCGGCAGCGGTAAAGCGGTTGCTGACCTCGGTCGCACTCTTGGTCTGATGCCGGAAGGTGACAAGGACATCGATGCCGCCCTGCTCGATACCGGCGCAGGTATGGTCGGCAACATCGCCGGGGAAATCGGGATGACCGCTATCCCCGGAACAGCCGCGTTCAAGGCGGCGACCAATGCGACCCGACTGTCGAACGCCGTGAAGCTGGCCCCGCGGATTACGAAGAACATGGTTGGTGGCGCGGCTGCCGGCGCGACGTCCGAAGCGATGATGAACCGCGACCCTGTGACCGGCGCAACCTATGGCGCAGCCCTTGGTCCCGTGTTCATGGGCATGGGTAAGGCAGGCAACGAACTGCTCAAGGAAGTCCAACGCATCCGTGGCGGTGCAACAGGTCGTGCCGTCGAGGACATGCGGAAGGTGTTTGGTCCCCGCACGCAGGCCGCTATCAGCGCGCTGCGCAATACGCGCCCGATCGTTCCCGGCGAGCAGGTTACTGCCGGACAGGCGGCAACCTCGGCGCTACCTGAACTGTCGGTGCTGGAAGCAGGCGCACGCAGCCGTCCGCAGGCCCACTTGTTCGAGCAGGCCGACGAAGCAACAGCCAAAGCAAGAACGGCTGTTCTCGACGACATCGAAACGCCGGCTGGTGTGCGCGGCACCGATCCTGCTACCGGGCGCTCCTTGCCGTCCGGGTTCGAGAGCGCCCGCGCCCAGACGACTGGTCCCTACTACGACAGTGCGATGCCGAATCTGGTATCGATTCCACGCGACCTGCAGGCGGCGTTCCAAGGGTCGGGAACAGTTGGTTCGGTCGTCAATAACGCGAACCGCGACTTCATTGAAGCTGTCCGGCTGGCGCGCGCTGAAGGTCGTCCTCCCCCTCCGGGTGGCAGAGCGATGCCGGGTCAGCCGTACAACCAGATGTCCGTCGACCAGCTTCAGCGGGTGTTGCGCGAATTGGACTCGATTCCGTTTGCGCAGCGGGACTATAACGTGACCAATGCCCGTCGTCAGATTTCACAGTTGATGCGGCGCGAGTCGCCGGACTACGCTACCGGCACCGACCTGTTCCGTGAGATGTCGATGCCGCAGAACCGTGCCGATGTCGCCGCTGTGCTGCGCAAAACGATGAACTCTCCGTCCAACGAACTCAACCAGCGCGCCGGCTTGTTCAGCGAGGCGTTGCGCAACGCGCCGACGACCATCAAGAAGACCGGCATCTCGCAGCCGTTCCAGAAAATCGAGGAGGTGTTCGCACCGACCATGATGGAGCCGACCGTCGGACCACAACAGTTGCAGAACATCCGCAATCTGGAACAGTCGCTGCAGCGCGAGTCCCGTGTCGCCGGGTTGCCAAAGGAAAAAGGGATTGTTCCTAAGTACATGAGCGCATTTGATCTGGCCGCCCAGAACACGCCGAACTTTATGACCCGCGTCTTCACGGCAGCCAAGAGCATCGCAAAAACAGCCGGCAAACGCACCGATGAGGAAGTCCAGAAGGTCATCGATCGCGCGATGGCTGACCCGCAAGCGATGGCAAATCTCCTCGAACAGTTGCCGCCGACGGAGCGGAATGCTTTCCTCAACGCGATGAGACAACAGTCGGCAGAAATTCCCAGTAAAATCATCGCACCGGCAACCGGAATTCTTGAGAAAACGGAGTAAGAAATGCCACGCAATCCCCAAGGTATCTATTCGTTGCCGGCTGGCAATCCGGTTGTCTCTGGCACCCTCATCGAGAGCACGTGGGCAAATCCCACGATGTCGGACATTGCTGCTGCACTGACTGGTTCGCTTCCCCGCGATGGCAGCGCAGGGATGCAGGCTCAACTGTTGCTGGTCGATCAGGTGGCGAATCCCCCTACAGGTGGTCAGATGGCGGTCAGTGTTGATTACCTGACTAACACATTGATAGCCTACCAGGCTGGTGCTCAGGGTGGTGTCGGCAATCCAATCATCTTCGAGAACGACCGCTTCGCCACGGTGGATTACACCATCCAAAATGGCAAGAATGGTATGACTGCTGGTCCGTTCGGTATCAACTCTGGTGTGACCATCGGCATCCCCGCTGGAAGCACATGGACCATCGTCGGCAGCGGAAGCACCTCTGGTTCGTCCGTGGCGCTCAGTGACAGCTTCCCGTTGATGGACGGTTCTCCTTCGCCTGGTGTAGGTACGTTCGCCAGTCGCAATGACCACGTGCATCCGTCCGATACGTCCAGAGCAGCCTCTGACAGCCCGACGTTCACGGGCATCCCTACAGCACCTACTGCCACCATCGGCACCAATACTGACCAGATTGCGACGACGGCATTCGTACTGGCGAATGGTGGTACTGGTACTAGCCCGACGACCAAAGCCGGATTTGATGCTGCCTGTACCGATGGGAATTTCGCTTTCCTCAACAGCGACAATATCTTCCTCAACAAGCAGCAGTTCAACGCTGGACTGATCGAAGCATATGCTGCGGTTGCTGTCGCCGCCATCGACTGTTCGCTCGCCAGTGTGTTCTCCAAGACCGTCACGGGTACGACCACGTTCGCTGTGAGCAACGTCGCGGCAGCCGGGAACGTCAACAGCTTCATCCTCGAACTGACCAATGGTGGCGCTTTCACCGTTGTATGGTGGGCTGGAGTGAAGTGGGCTGGCGGAACATCCCCCACCCTGACCGCAGCCGGTACGGACATCCTCGGCTTCTATACCCGTGACGGCGGTACGACGTGGCGCGGCACAGTAATGAGCAAGGACTCCAAGTGATCTTCGACCTAATTACTGGAACAGGGGATACCACTGGTGGTATCGGGTCATGGACACCTGCTGAGTTGTTTCTCGGTGGTGATATCGGGTTTTGGCTCGACGGAAGTGACTATACCACCATGTCACAAAGCAGGACTGCACAGGTCAATGTAACCGCATCTGGGCAACCAGTTGGACAATGGCGGAACAAAATAGCAGGACAGTCGCTATTCAACTTTGTCGCTATTTCTGATACAGCGATTCCCAGCACAAAAACTACGAGCGGTAAGTTTGCTGTTTCCTATGATGGTGTAGCAGATCAGTTAGCAAATTCTCCACTTGGTAACCAGATTCCCGGCACGGGTTTCAGTTTATTCATGGGGATAAAGACAGCAGAAATCCCCACAACAGGCAATACAAATCCTTGTTATTTGGTAGTAACTTATTCAACACTTGAAATTGCACTAACTGAGTTTACCACTGTAAAAACACAGGCGTATGGACTCACCTTAAATAGCTCCGCACAATACTCAACCTCCGTTGCTAACATTTTCGGGATATTCTCCGAGAAAGCGATCACGCCGATCACAGTACGGGTCAATGGTGCAGCTACTGTAGGAGCTGTACCAAGTGCAGGTGCTACGTCTTTTGGGGACCAACATCGAGTTACCGCTGACATATCGCTCACTGCCGATGTCAGTCAGGTAGTCTTTGTCAACAGAGTTTTAACTCCATCAGAAATCAGCAACCTCGAAGCTTACATAGGGAGCAAGCAATGAGCACATCGTTTCGCACTGAAACAAATGGTCTGTCTGGGGCAGTGGCATTCGACAACATCGACAACATCAAACTGGTCAATACTGGCCCTGAGTTGCTTGGCGTTCCCAAAGCGCCGACCGCTGCTGTGGGGACAAGCACCACACAGGTTGCTACGACAGCATTTGTCACCGCAGCAATAACCGCAGGTGCTACCATCCAGCCGTCGAACGCCACGCCTGCTGTTCCAACAGTAACTGGTACTCCCGGTGCTTCGACCACATACTCCCGTGGGGATCACGCACACCCCAGCATGCTTTCAAATGCACTCCCCGCAGCAGACTCGGCTTCTGGGACTGCCGGCACCTCAACCAATGTTTCTCGTGGTGATCACTCCCATCCTCTTGGAGCGCAGTCTCTAACCAGCAACGGATACATCACACTCCCTGGCGGGTTAATGATGCAGTGGGGGTTCAACACATTCTCATCAACGGGGTCTACAGTCCTCTTCCCGGTTTCCTTCCCTTCTGCGGTGTATTCAATCACTGCCACCGCTGCATCGGCTAGTGGTACGGAGAACTGCACGGTCTATGGGCAGACCACCTCATCCTTCTCAGGCAAGACGGCCAACAGTATTGGTTGCTTCTGGATAGCGATCGGCAGATGATACATACATTGCAAGTCATTCTTGTGGTCTTGTTGTTGTCAGGATGTGCCAGCAAGAACGAGGCGCGCAGTCTGTTCTGCTTTGGATTCTGCTCCGAGCAGGCGTTCAATCGTGATGTAACACCTTCACCTGAAACCGTGAAAGAGTTGAAAACAAAAGAGGTAAAAAATGAGCAAACAAACAGTAAAACTCCCTGACATCCCGGTCCCCGGCACAGGTGTTATTCTCACCAATGTGGAGGTAACAGTCGAACCTCTGCTTCCCCTTGACCAGATCAAGATGGCAATCCTCGACTACATTGTTCTGACCCACCCACCTAAATAGGAGATTCACAAATGAAGGCACTCGTCCTCTTCCTCTCGTTGTTCGCCACGTCGGCCTTCGCCGCCGTGATTGGCCCCGATCAACTGCAGAACCAAGGGCAAACCCAAGGGCAGGCACAAGGTCAGGCTCAGGGCCAAGCACAGGGCCAGCTCCAAGGTCAGGCGCAGGCTGCTACGGCGATCTCCGGCGCTGCCGCGCCGTCATGCGCTGTGGTGTCGACCCAGCCGGCGAGGTAACACCATGGACGATCTGACGCGTAAATCGTGGCAGGAACTGCTGGCGTTACGGGGAAGCAACCCGGACCCTGAAGTTCAGCGTCAGATCGCTCCCTATGAACACCGTGCCTACGCCCGCGAAACAGTTGCTGACAGCCCTGTGCTCGGGACTGCCCAGATGGTTATGGGCATCCCTGCCTATCAGCTGATCAAAGCCCTGAGAGGTGGTTCCCGTACCCCACCATCACTAGATCAGGTTACCCAAGGCTACAAGGGCGTATGGGAAGGACTCAGGGGAGGCAGTTAAGCCTATTTCGGCTCCGTGGCGGCGAGTGCTTCAATACCTTGGTTTTCCATATCGGAATCTGCTTCCAAGTACAGCGATCGTTCATAAAGTAGCGCGTTCCGCAGCATCTCGATCTGCGCGGCTTGCTTGAGACAACGAGCACTTGTTTCTGCTTCCAGTGCTTCAGTATCCGCAAGTGCCATTTGTAGGTGGTTGATCTGCGCGGCTTGCTCCATCTTCCCGGCCAATTCTGCATACTCGTAGCTTTCGAGCCACTGCCTTTGCACAGACTCAACGTCGCCTGATGGGCATTTGTCATATAGCCACTTTTCAAATGCAGCCTGTTCTATGTCTTCACTGGCCTCCCGCTTCCCGGCCTCGTAGGCTTCGGAGAGTTGGTCTTCAGTGTGGAGGGGAACAGCTTTCCAGCCAACTTGCTTATCCCATTGATCGA